GTTGTCGAAGCCAATAAAAATAATATACCCATTGAATTAGTTGAAATTGGCAAGTTAAAACCATTTGATAAAAATCCGAGAGAAAATGATTCCGCTGTCGATCAGGTTGCCGAATCAATAAGAAAATTTGGGTTTAATCAACCGATTGTTTGCAATTCTGATTATGTTATTTGTGTCGGTCATACGCGATACAAATCTGCCTTAAAATTAAAAATGAAAACTGTTCCAGTTTTGGTGGTCCCATTTCTTGACGACGAAAATGAATTTATAGCTTACAATATTGCGGACAATCAAACCGGATCAATTGCAATATGGGATGATCCGAGATTGGCAGAATTGATTCTTCAATTAAAAAATGAAGATTATGATATTAGCGTTTTAGCCTTTGACGATTCAGAATTGGCAAAAATAATGGAAAATGTCGACGATAATTATGGCGTTGATTTTGAATTGCCCGATGGTGATAGAATCATTCAACAAATGACGTTTGTGTTATCGGCCCGACAAATAGAGATTGTTCAAATGGCGATTGACCGCGCAAAAAATATGGGCAAATTCAACGATGATGACAATATGAATTCAAACGGTAATGCATTGGCCAGAATATGCGAGGTGTTCAATGGGAAAATGTAAGGATCTGGTCATTAAAATTATTCCTGCACAGATTGCTAATAATTTTGTGCGCCGGGTTCATTATTCGGGAAAGATTATTCCGAATTCAAAAATACATTTCGGTGTATTTTATGACGATATCCTGCACGGTGTATTATCATACGGTTCATCATTGGACAAATCAAAAATACAGGGCCTCGTTAATAATACCGGGTGGAATGAATTTATTGAGCTTAACCGCATGGCCCTCGATGACCATTTGCCCAAAAATTCCGAAAGTAGAGCAATATCAATATCCATTAAATTAATAAAAAAGAACGCTCCGCATATCAAGTGGATCATATCATTTGCCGACGCGTGTCAATGCGGAGACGGGGCAATATACCGGGCTTCCGGGTTTGTATTAACGGGCATTAAGAAAAATAAAGATCTATACAAAATGCCAAACGGTGACGTCATCCACAAAATGACAATTGAATCGGCAAAAAATAATAAGGTTGCGGACGAATACCGACGGTGGAGTAAAGGCTCGACGAATGGATGTGCATATTTGCGATCAAAGGGAGGTGTCGAGGTTCCGGGGTATCAATTGAGATATATATATTTTATTGACCGTGATGCAATTAAAGATTTGTCTGTTCCAATTATTCCGTTTGATGAAATAAAAAAACGCAAGATTTCAATGTATAAAGGCGTACGAAGCATTGATAGTGATGCGACCGTATACCAACGGGAAGAAGGCGGTGCAATTCCGACCCGTGCGCTCCATAAATTAACCGGGTAATAATATCATGGCGGGAAAAAAGAAAAAGGAAACTGTTTCTATCAGGCCGGGGCAAAAGATACCGTCCGATAGATGCGAGGAGATGTTTGATTATTATTGTCAGACGGAATCTATTTCAAAGGTTGCCAGTAAATTTAATCATTCCCGATCTTCCGTTACCCGGATCATGAAGCGTGATAATTGGAAAGACCGTCAAATAAAAAACCGTGAAAGATTACAGCAAAAGCATGATACAAAAATCGTCCAAAAAATAGCCTCCAATCTTGAATTGGCCGGGGCGGTTAAAAAGAAATTGCTGATCGAAATATTAAAAAAGGAAACAAAGCTCGACCCGAGTATTAAGGATTTAATTGCGGTCATGCGGTATGAAGATGAACTACTCGGAAATGTAAGACCGGAAACGAGCGCGGTCAATATATTGCAAATACTTCAAAACATGAATGAACGAGAACAAGATGAACTTAACGATGACGCAAATAAAATCATTGGAAAGTTACGGAGCGAAAATCGCCTCTGAATCGCTTGAAACTTATTTAATGATATATCATCACCGAAATACAATCAATCAGCGTTGTACGTTAAATAATCGTGAATGGCTCGTTGATATATTACTCGATAAATGCCCGCGCAAAGTATTCATGAAGGCGGTGCAATGCGGAATAACAAATTATCTTGAGGTCGTTACATTTGCCGAGATGATGAGGGGACATTTTGTCTTGTATGTAATGCCGTCGGAAACAGACCGCAATGCATTTATAAATACCCGTATTGATCCGGTTACCGAGGCGGTTCCATTATACAAAGCGGGACGGGGAAAAGTTGACAACGTTGGAATAAAACAATTTTGGTCAGGCGGTTTGAAAACCGTCGGTTCAAATAGTAAAGCGTCATTCGCATCATATACCGCACAAACGGTAAATATCGACGAGGTTGATTTATGCAATAAAGACAATTTGGTATTTGCCGAGGACCGGGTTTCTGCGATACGGTTATTAACCGGAGATATTCAGGCGAGGTTGAATTTTTGCGGAAATCCGTCCGTACCCGGAACCGGAATTGCTCAAATGTATGCCGAGTCGGATCAGAAAGAATATTTATTTCAATGCCCCGGATGCCGACGATGGCAGGAGTATAATTGGTTCGAAACGGTTGTTAGATTAACCGACGACGGCAATTATGAATTAAGAAATCCAAGTAAGCCCGCGATCGTGTGCCCGCATTGCAATAAAATATTGATGAACAAGGATAATTTAAAATCGGAATGGATCGCAAAGCGTCCCGAATTGTCAAACATAATATCCGGTTACCATATAACCCAAATGTTTACCCGGCAATTCACCATTGAAGAATTGTATAATGATTTTAATTTATGCCGGAACAATCCCTCAAAAATGCAGGCGTTTTATAATTCCCGGCTCGGCATTCCATTTACCGGATCTGGCGACGTCTTGGATATTGCATTGCTTGATAAATGCGTTGCTGATTATAAATTGCCTCATACGTCAAATAAAACCGTCGGTGGTATTGATGTCGGGAAAGATTTTCATTTGAGAATTGATAAATTAAATGACGGTAAACGAGTCATGCAATTTGCAGGAACCTGCGGAACGGAAAAATCATTGATTGAAACGTTGGTGAGATTTGGATGTTCGGTGGTATGCATGGACGCCGACCCGGAAACCCACACGGCCCGACGGTTAAGAGCAATACTGAAAAAGTATAATATTCAATTATTACTCGTGCGATATAACACAAATGTTGCCCTGTCGGGCCGAAAAATAAATAAAGAAACCGGAACAATAACGGTTAATCGTACCGAATCATTGGATCGGTCGCTCTCTGCATATATACACAATCAGGTCGTTATACCCGGTTCATTTCGTCACATTGATAACGGCGAATGGGTAAAGCAAATGATGGCCCCCGTAAGACGTCTTGATATAAATAGAAACCCTCCCTCGTACATTTGGGATGAGGGAAACAAGCCCGATCATCACCGTCATGCTGACAATTATTGCCAGATTGCGAGCGAATTGGTGGGGTTTGGAAATCGTCAATATAAAATTCAATGGATTACTTAACATGAATACTTCATTGTCCGAACGTATTAAATGGATCATAACCGGAAAAGGTTTTGATGATCGCGGAATGGTTAAAAAATCCGAAGAAGAAACGGTGACGCGGGTTATTTATATCGGCGGGAGGCCGTGGATTTACACTATACCGTCATCGGAATTGGTCGATCATAATGTTAGCAAACGAGACATTAACGCGGGCATTTGCGTTCGGGTTATATGCGACAAAATTGCGAGCCTGCCGTGGATTCTTGAGAAACGTATTATCAAAAACGGAGACGAATCATGGGACGCCGTTAATGATCACCCGGTTCTCGATGCATTGGAATATCCGAATGAATGGACCGATGAAGATGAATTGAAAAAGCACATTGTTCAATCATATTTGTTATGCGGGAAAGCACATATATTTATATTGCGCGGTGGATTGTCTTATGAACTTTGGCCGATGTCATCGTGGCAAATGAGAATAGTTTATGACGCAAATAAATATCCGGTTAAATATAAGCGTACGGACGAGAAGGGCAGTATTCATTACTTTGATAAAGAAGAAATAATACACCTTAAAAATTATGACATGACCGATCCGTTTGAAGGTGGGAATGCATTGTCCGGGGCGAAAGACCAAATATTATCAAATCGTTATGCTGTGGAATATAATAAAAAATTCTTTAAAAACGGTGCCACGTATTCGATGCTATTTACTCAAGACGGGATTGTCGGAATGGACCCGGACCAACAAGCAGAATTTCTTGACGATATCGATACCAATCATTCGTCAATTGATAATTCATATAAAAGCGGAATTTTACCACCGGGGGTAAAACCATTTCAAGCCTCACCGACGATCAAGGACATGACGTTTGAAGTATTGTATAAATTAAACCGCGAACAAATACTCGGTTGGTTTGGCGTACCTCCGACCGAGGCCGGGGTTCTTGAATTTGCCACGTATGCGAATGCATTGTCGGAAAAGCGTTCATTTTGGGAAAACAGGTTAAATCCATTTCGCCGAACAATCGAACGGGGTATTACCCGGCAATTTTTATGGCCGATTATTGGCAATCGGGAGATGAGATTGAGGCTTGATACCTCAAATATTGGCGCATTGCAAGATGATAAAGAAATTGATTACAGATGCGCGACGTCCGGTTATGGTTCGGGGATTATTACCCTTAACGAAGCGAGGGCAATGGTTAATCACCCGGCAATTGACGGAGGCGACGAATTTAAAAGACCGGAACCGTCAATCATGGATTATTTAAATTCGGAAGATGATGATGATGATGATAATAGTCAGGACGATGAAGGCGATAATAAAAATATTCGGAATTATCGTCATTCAATTATATTAAAAAATAATCTCGGCGCACATGAAAATAAAAAATCGTCCGGAATGCCAATACGCGATTTTGTTAAAAAAACACAAGAACTATATTTATCAAGCCGGGAGGCTCCATACAGTAAAATACTCGGTAAATATTTTAAAGAACAAAGCACTCGGATATTGACCAATATAAAAGATACCCTTTCAAATAGCTATTATAGGCGAGATTTATTGGATGCAATTAAATGTATGGACGAGCAATACGAGATCATGGAAGAAAATAGATTGAGAATGAAATCGGGCAACGTATTATTAAAAGAGATTCCCGTCTTAACCCCGAGTGAAATATTCAAATTAGCCGAAGAAAATGAAATATGGGAAGCAATCGGACGGCCTTACATTGACGGTGCATATAAAAAAGCGGGCGGTAGAATCGGACGCTTAGCCGGAATTCATTTCTCGTTTGATGTTAATAATCCGATGGTTACCGAATCGATTAATCGGCTCGTTAATAGAAGTAAATATTTTAATAATTATTCATTCAAAAAAATCA